ACCTGGTCGACCTCGTTGCGACCGGCGGCACCGAGACGCTGCGCGCCCGGATTCAGCTCATGGATCTCGCCCGCAGCGTGTGCCGCTCGATCCTGGTCGACGCTGAAAAGGAATCCTTTGAGCGCGTCGCCACCAGTTTTGCAGGCCTGCCCGAGGTGATGGATCGCCTGATGCAGCGCATGTGCGCTGCTGCCGAGCAACCCGCCACGCTGCTGTACGGGCGCTCGCCGGCGGGCATGAATGCAACCGGCGAGAGCGACATCCGAGGCTGGTACGACACGGTGGCCGAGGGCCAGACCGACGAGCTCAAACCGCGCCTCGAGCGGCTGCTGCGGCTGATGTTCCTGGCCAAGGATTCGCCCACGCGCGGCGCCGAGCCCGAGTCGTGGTGCATCGAATTCAACCCGTTGTGGCTGCCGACCGACAAGGAGGTCGCCGACACCAAGAAGGTCAAGGCCGACACGTACGTCGCGTTGGTCGGTGGCAACATCATGACCGACGCCGAGGCGGGCATCGGCTTGGCGCCCGATTTCCCTGAGATTGATGTCGACTCGCGCACCGAGTTGGCCGAGGCTGATGCCGAGGAGGGCGTGCGACCGCGCGAGGTCAACGCGCCCGAGCCCGTGCCGCTCGACCCGAACGATCCCGAGGGCGGTGGTGGTGGTGGTGGTGGTGGTGGTGCAGCTGGTGGCGGCGCCAAGGCCAAGGCCAAGCCCAAGCCGAAGGCCAAGGCCAAGGCGCGCGGCGACAGCGGCGAGTTGCGTGTCGAGGATTCCAACCAGCCGCGCGTGCCTGCGGGCTCGCCGCAGGGCGGGCAGTGGACGTCGGGCGGCGGCGGTGGTGGTGGCGCAGCCATGAGCGGCGCGAGTCACAACGCGCAGGGCTTTCTGGTCTTGACCAACGCGCCCAAGAAACAACCGCCCGCAGCTCGCGCCAGCCTCACGGAGTCGCAGCGGCTCGGGATCCACAACGCCCTGCGCTCAGCGCAGCAGTCGCTCTCGGCCGACTTGGTGAGACGGTACGGCGTGCCCGCCAAGCAGGCGGCGATCTTGTGGGAGCGCGACATCAAGGCCCAGCTCAAGGCGGCCAAGGGCCGACGCGCCGAGTTGCGTGCGGCCAAGCGTGCAGCTGAGGCCAAGGTCACCGAGGCGCTCGCTGCATCGAAGGCTGCGATGAACAAGGCCATCACGGCCAAGAACGCAGCCGACGCCGCACGTGCTGCTGCAGCAGCAGCTGCAGCGAAGGCCAAGCCGCCCGCGCCGCCCAAGCCACGTGCCAAGGGCAAGGGCAAGACGGGCCCAACGGTCGACGACATCACCACGGCCAAGACGCCCAAGGCTGCGCGCGGCGTGGCGACCCAACTCGTGCAGGACTACCTCGGCGAGACTCACCGCCCAGCCATTGGCACGTCGGTCACGAGCAAGAACCTGAAACACAAGGGTTGGGCTGGGTACAACAGCGGCGGCGACATCGTGCTCGACAAGGCCGTTGCAGCTCGGCTCAAGTCGGGCCGCAAGCTGGCGACGCACGAGGAGATTGAGGCGCTCGAGGCCAAGCGCATGACGGCGTTCAATACGGGCACGCTGCGCGAGGCGCGCGAGTTGGGTGATGAGATCCGCGCCGCCACCGCACACCGCAGCGCTGTACGCACGCTCGTGCACGAGGAACTGCACAGCTTCGGCCCGATCGCGCGCGCCAACCGCTTGTACCGTGGCCAAGGCGTTGTCGCCGAGGAGGTGACGACCGAGGTGCTCGCGCGTGAGATTGTCGGCGGCAAGTCGGGCCGAGCGATACGCGGCTCGTACCAGACCCAGATCGACGGCGTGCTCAGCGCGATGCGAGACTCACGGCCGCAGTGGCGTGACGAAACCGAGCACTACGACGTACTCGTCAAGGCGGCGCGCTCGTACAAAAAGAGCGCCGAGGTCAACGTGTCAGCAATGGATCAGTTGCACGAGCACATCCTCAAGCACGACAGCTCGTATGACTCGGGCAAGCTGCGAGCGAATCTCGCGACCGTGCCGCTGCCGCCGCACGCCTAGATCCGCTCGGTCTCAGGGTATGCGGGCGCGTTCGGGCCTCGCAGCTCGTCGATGGCCGCGACGGCGTCGACGCCGGCGGGCGCGCGCATGCACATCTCGTAGGCGATGGGCTCAGGCAGGTCGCCGACGGCGGCGATGACCTCGCGCGCGCGGGCCAGTTCCTCATCCCAGGTGGTGGGCACGGGCTCACGGTCGGCGATCTGTCGGGCGCGGTCGAGGTCGGTCATGCGCACAAGTGTACCACGTTGCCCACGCGCATCAATGGGGCCGCCGCACACCTTGACGCCGAGGCGGCCCACGCATACCGGCGCAGGTGTGCGCATCGCCATCATCGGGCCGCCGCGGGCAGGCAAGACGACGCTCGGCGACCAGCTCGCGCGCACGATGGATTGCGCGATCCTACACACCGACGACCTGATGCCCCTGGGCTGGTCGGCAGCGAGCGCCGAGTGCGCGCGCGTGTTGCATGCGACGAGCGACATCATCGTTGAGGGCGTCGCAGTCGTGCGTGCCTTGCGCAAGTGCCTGGCTGCGTGCGCCTGCAAGCCCTGCGAGCGCTGCATCATCCTCGAGCGGCCGCTCGAACGGCTCACACGTGGCCAGGTGGCGATGTCACGAGGCTGCGCGACGGTGCTGCGTGAAATTGAGGCTGAGTTGGTGCGGCGCGGCGTGCTGATGGAGCGGCCTGCATGACGGGCCTTGCCGCAGCGCTCAGGCTCAAGCAGTCGCTGCGTGACGAGCGCGAGCGGCGCAAGCCGACGCCCAACTGGCCGAGGCCGCGTTACCCGCATCGTGAGGAACTGGTTTACTACAGTCGGCTGCGCTACTTTCTGCAGCTGGTGCAGTACATCGTGCGGCGCGACATCGTGCCGATCTTGCCCGCGCTGCTCGACGAGGTCGGCCCGACGCGTCGCACCGACAGCGCCGAGGACATCGACAAGGCCTTCGCCGCAGCGCTCGCTGCCGCCAACAAGGGCCTGCCCGAGAAGACGATCGAGGCTGCAGCTCAGTCGACCGCGTTGCGCGTCAGCGAGTGGTCGGCCGACCAATTCCAGAAACAGGTGCAGCGCGTCATCAAGGTCAACATCTACGACGACACGAGCGGGCTTGCCGAGCACCTCGACCTGTTCGTGAGCGACAACGTCAAGCTCATCAAGTCGCTCACGGCTGGGCACCTCGAGGATCTCAAGGGCGTTGTCACGCGAGGCGCTCGAGCAGGCCTGCGCCATGAGGATGTCGCGTTGCAGATCGAGCGCCAATTCGGCGTTGCCAAGAACCGCGCAGCGCTCATCGCCACTGACCAGATCGGCAAGCTCAACGGCGAACTGAATCAGCTGCGGCAAACTAACCTCGGCGTGCGCCGGTATCGCTGGTCGACCTCGCTCGACTCGCGCGTGCGCAAGGACCATCGACACCTCGAGGGCTCGATCCAGGAATGGGCCAAGCCGCCCGTCGTCGACTCGCGCACGGGCGAGCGCGGTCACCCAGGGCAAGCGATCCGATGCAGGTGCTCGGCGATCCCTATCATCGACGATGTGCTAGCTGATGCAGGTCTCATTGCACCCGAGGACGTCGAATTCTCGCACCCACGCGAGGGCGCGCAGCCACCACTGCAAACGCCGCCGGCGCCGCTGCCCGGGCGGATCCGACCACCACCGACGCCCAAGCCACCGACGCCGCCGCCCACGCCACCGCCGCCGGTCACGCCGGGCCAACCGCCGCCCGTGGATCCTGCAGCGCTACTGAGGCGCACGGTGCTCACGGCAGAACAGGCTGCGATCCAGGAAGCCAAGATCGCCGCTGAGCATGCGCGCGGTCGAGCTGCAGCCGAGGAGGCTGCGAGCACGGCCTCGGTCGAGGCCGCGCGCGAGTGGGTGCGACAGGCTCGGGCGGCGCAGCGTGCGGCCAAGCGTGCGGCCGCAGGCAAGCCCGTGCGTCGTCAGCCACCACCACCATCAACGCCCAAGCGGCGACCCAAGCGCAAACGACGATAGTCTGCTGGGCATTTTTCTGGGAATTGTGCCCAGTTGACATGCGAGATCCCCCCCGCATACCTGCGGTCATGTGCTCGTCAACCGATTCGACGTCACGACGCTCGGCAACGCTGAGCGCACGCCGCAGGGATTCCTCAAGATCCCGGCATACCTCACGCGCGTAGGCGTACTCGAGTACAAGCGCGCCGACGGCACCGTGGTGCGCGAGTTGCGGCCGCCCGACGAGGTGCTTGGCGCCAAGTCGCTCGCGACGCTGTCGGCGGCGCCGGTCACCGACCTGCACCCGACCCAGATGGTCGGGCCCAAGAACGTGCGCCAGCTGCAGATCGGGCACGTCAGCGACCAGGTCAAGGCCGACGGCAAGATGGTTGCCGCACACGTGACGATCCAGGAGGCCGAGGCCATCGCTGCAGTCGAGGCGGGCAAGCGGCGCGAGTTGTCGTGCGGCTACCAGTGTCGGATCGACACCACGCCCGGTGTATTCGAGGGCCAAGCCTACGACCAGGTGCAGCGCGACATCGTCTACAACCATGTCGCAATCGGCCCACGCAACTGGGGGCGTGCTGGGCGAGATGTCGCGCTGCGTGTCGATGCCGCTGACGGCGGCGATGAGACAGATGTGTTTCGCCTCGACGAGGCGGACGCGCTGAGCGTCGCGATGGTCGCGTCGCCCGACGACGGAGGAAAACGAATGGAACCCGTGACGATCCACGTCGACGGCATCGACGTGAAGGTAGTGGACAAGCAAGGGGCGCAGCTGGTCGAGAAGGCCATCGGCACGCGCGACGATGCGCTGGTCGAGGCGGTCGGCGACCGCGACAAGCTGCAGGGTCGCGTCGACCAGCTCGAGGCCGACCTCAAGAAGGAGAAGGCTGCGCGAGCTGCGGCCGAGGATCCCAAGCGGCTCGACGAGCGCGTTGCCGCACGCACTGCGCTCATCGACCAAGCCAAGCGCGTGCTGCCCGCGGATCACAAGTTCGACGGCCTGAGCGTGCGTCAGATCCAGGAGGCCGTGCTCACTGCCATCGACTCGAAATTCGAGCCCAAGGATCGCACCGACGAGTACATCGGCGCGCGGTTCGACCAAGCGATGGATGAGCGCAAGGACGCCAAGCCCGAGGACAACGAGCACAAGAGCAACCTCGACGAGGCGCGTCGCGTGACGTCGCCCGCAACCAAGCGAGCATCAGCGCGAGCTGACACCAAGGAGGCGCCCGTGCCGCAGTGGATGCGCCCGTGCAGCTACACGAGGGCGCGCACCACGGTGGTCGGCAACCGCTGACGCAACGGCCTCGAGCCCGAAGGGAAACCCAAGCAATGCAACTCAGCTACGACAATCAGGCGCCCGAGGCACTGCTCGGGCTCATGAGCGAGGACTTCACTCGTTACGTTGACACGGCCATCCCGCAGGAAATTGTCAAGATCGGCAAGATGCTCACGGCCGACAAGACGGCGGGCCTCGTGCGCAACGCAGCGAAGCTACCAGTGGCGGCGGGCGACATCACCAAGCCCGGCGCGATGGGTATCGTGCCCTGGGATCAGTCGCGCGAGGGCGGCAGCGACTGGCCCGCCAAGCGCCCGACGCCCGTGATGCGACGCGGGCGGGTCTGGGTGATGGCCGAGGGCGATATCGCTCGCTGGACACACCCGTTCATCCGTTTTGCAGCGGGCGCAGGCGGCTCTGAGCTCGGCTCGTTCCGAGGCGATGCTGACACGGCATCAGCGGCCGAGTGCCCATTCGTCATTGCTCTCACCGACGCCGACGCGGGCTCGCTCGTGTTTGTCGAGATCTCGCTCGTCTAACACTCACACCCAGCGGAGACATCGATGCTCATTTTCAACACGCCACCCATGGATCCCTACTCGCGCGAGCAACTCGCGAGTCAGGTTGCGTTGCTCGGGCGCATGGATGCCCAGGAACTGAATCGCCTGCTCGGTGCGCTCATCGTGCACCGAGCCGATGTGTACGGCGAGGAACGCCTCGACGCCAACGAGACCGCCGTGCTCGAGAAACAACTCGAGTACATGCGTGCTCGCACGGCTGACATCGAGCGGCCGCAGTTCAAGGCTCGCACGCTCGTGCCCATCACGAGCGAGGTCGATCCCGGCGCCGAGACCTGGGCGTACTCGCAATGGGACCGAGTTGGCATGGCCAAGATCGTGGCCAACTACGCCGACGACATCCCGAAGGTCGCGACGTTCGCCCGCAAATTCGTGCAGGCGATCGAGACCATCGCGCTCGGCTATGGCTGGTCGTGGCTCGACCTGCAGCGCACGGCGCGAGCTGGCGTGCCGCTGCGCACGCGTCTCGCCAACGCAGTGCGCGACGGGTTCGAGCAGAAGATCGAGAACATTGCAGCGCTCGGCATCGCCGAGACCGGCGCCACGGGCCTGCTCAACCATCCCAACGTGCCCGAGATTGCCGCTGCAGCGCCCGCTGCGGGCACCGATACGTCGTGGATGGGCGGCGACAAGACGCCGCTCGAGGTCGTCGAGGATTTGTTGCTGATGGAAAACGCCGTCATCAACAACACCAAGGGCGTGCGCAGCGCCGACACGCTCGTGCTGCCGCTCACGCACCTCAACTTCATCGCGCAGAAGAGCATCTACGCGGCCGCGCCGGGCAACCCGCTCGACACCATCCTGAGCGTGTTCCTCAGCAAGTCGCGCACCATCACCAACGTCGACTTTTGGCATTTCTGCGACGAGGCCGACAACGGCGACCCACTCGCCATCATGTACCCACGCGACCCGACGGTCGTGCACATGGAGATCCCCCTCGAGCAGCAGGAACTGCCGCCGCAGGCCAAGAATCTGTCGCTCGAGATCAACTCGGTTGGTCGCATCGGTGGCGTCGCGTGGGAGTACCCACTCGCCGGCGTGCGCATGACCGGCATCTGAGTCGTCCGCAGCCATCAGCGGCAGCCCGCTCACGCGGGCGAAAGGATATGTGATGCCTGACATCAAGCTCGAGAACAAAAGCGCCCGCATGCTGCACATCAGCATCGGCGGCGCCAAGCAGCTGGCCATCCCGCCCGTCGAGGGCGGCATCAAGGTCAAGCTCAACGACGCTGAGAAGGCTGCCTTCGACGCCAACGTTGCCACCGAGACCGTGCAGGGCTGGATCACTGCGGGTGAGTTGGTCGTTGGCGCCGGTGCTGGTCGTCCGGCGGCGGCCGACGATGCTGACGACGAGGATGAGGAGCTCGACGAGGACGACCGCGACCTCGACGACGAGGATGAGGCCTGAGCCATGCCCCAGGTGCGATTCATCGCTGTTGGCCCGTACTTGCCTGGCCCAGGCGAGCGGTTGCTGCTGTTGCAGAACAGTGGCGACCGCACGCCGCTGTACATCGGAATCCGCAACGGCGAGTACATGATTGCCCAACCGATGGGCACGTCGCAGCCGACGTATGTGCTCACCGAGGAACAGTGGGTGCGCATGCAGCAGCAGCTTGCGGCGCAACCTGCATACGTCAGCTGGGTGCAGAGCGGCCTGCTCACGCTCGTCGAGCAGGCCTCGGTGCCCGAGCCGCCGCCGCCGCCACCGCCCGAGGATGAACTCGAGGCGGTCGAGGAGGAAGCCTCGCCGTGACCGTGACGGTCGACCAGATTCAAACCGAGTTTCCCGAATTCGCCAACACGGATTCGGGCCTCATCGGCTTTCGCCTCGCTGACGCGATGCGACTGGTCGACCAAGGCACGTTCGGCATTCACTACGACGACGCGGTCAAGTGGCTCACGTGCCACTTGATTGCGCTCGCGCCGCACGGCGAGCCAGCTCGGCTCGTCGAGTCGCAAGAACCCAGCGGAGCGTCGACCACCTACGAGCGACAGTACCTGCTCATCAAGCGCAGCGTGGTCGCGCCGATGATGGTGGTGTGATGCCTGTCACCGTCATCAAGACGACCATCGTCGACAAGGGCTGGGAGGCCATCAAGGAGCGCATCAACACGGTGCGCGGCGCAGGCGCTGTCGTCAGCGTGGGCGTGCAGGGCATCGAGGGCGCGGCCAACCATCAGGGTACGACGCTCAGCGTCGCCCAGCTCGCCGCGGTCCACGAATTCGGCAAGGTCATCCACCAGCCGCGCATGAATCGAACGATCCGGATCCCGGAGCGTTCGTTTTTGCGTGCGACCGTCGACATGTATCGCGATGCGATTGCGCGTCGTCAGGTGCTGCTGTCGCAGGGCTACATCCTCGGCAAATTCGAGTTGAAGCCTGCGATGGAATTGCTCGGGCAGTACGTCGTCGGGCTCATCAAGCAACGCATGGCCAACGGGATCCCGCCGGCTAACAGGCCGTGGACCATCGCCAAGAAGGGCAGCAGTAAGCCCCTCATCGACACGGGCCAGCTCCGCAACTCGATTACGTACAAGGTCGAGTTGCGTGCACCTCGAGGCATCGCAGTTCGAGAGGGCGCCTGATGAACTGGCAAGCCGCCGAGGATGGGCTCAAGGGCTTGGTGAGCGCGCTGACGGGCGTGCCGCTGCCGCTCATCGCGTGGGACAAGCAGCCCGTCGGGCAGCGCGGTTACCCGCAGTTTGACCTGCGGTTTTTCGACCACCGCGCACGCGAGGGCGCAACGCCCGAGATCATTTACCCATCGCCCGACCTCGACGGGCAGATCCATCCCATCGCCGAGGCGCAGCGCGCGTGCAGCTGGTCGATTACCTGCACCAACCGCGACCAGCGCGCCAACGCCAAGGCCTATGTCGCGCTCGACGCGCTCGCGGTCATGTTCGAGTTGCCGTACGCCGAGGCCAAGCTCGAGGCGCTCGGCCTCACCATCATCGACCGCGGTCGTGTGATCCCGAATTTCGACTTGCCCGATGCTCATCGCGACCTGTCGATGGCCACGTTGACGTTGCAGCTCGGTTACGCGCTCAGCGTCACGGTGCCGCCGGGCGTGCCCGACTCGGGCACCGACATCATCGAGCACACCGAGGTCGGCGGCACGGTCATCGACGTCGACCAGCCCATCGTCATCCCGCCCGAGATCATCCCGCCGCTGTAAGGAGGCTGCCCGTGAGCACCACGACTGAGGTCATCGAGACCACCATCGACATCCGTGACGCCGCTGTCAGCCAGCAGGGATTCGGCACGCCGCTGATAGCTGCACAGCACAACTTTTGGCCCGAGCGTGTGCGCACCTTCAGCGACCTCATCGAGCTGACGACGCCGCCGCTCAACGTGCCGACCGACCATTCCGTATACGTCAACGCCAAGGCGCTCAAGGCGCAAACGCCCTCGCCCAGCCAGTTCAAGGTCGGCAAGCGCGACACCTTGGTCAACCAAGCCTTCGAGCTGGTGCCGACGGTCGAGCCCGGCGGAAGCACGTACACCTTTCGCGTCGACGGCGTCGAGCTCACGGCGAGCGTTGCGGCTGCGGGCACGGTCGCGCAGGCCTGCACGGCCATTGCAGCGGCCATCGGTGCGAGCGCTTTGCTCGGCGACGTCACCGCCACGGGCTCGGCAACCAAAGTCAGCGTGGTCGGCGACACGCAGGGCGTGCGGCACACGTTCGCCTGCAGCTCGGGCAACATCGGTTACACCGAGACGACCCTGGACCCTGGGATCGAGGATGACCTCAACGCCATCCGAGCGTATGACCAGGACTGGTATGGCCTGCTCATCGACTCGGTGGCGGGCACCGAGATCATCGTCG